TCAATTACTTCACCAATTTGGTCTGCGAACGGTCTATCCTCAAATATTACCTTGCACAACTTTTCTTGGAATGACTTTCCGAAATGGGAGAATGAAATACCCTGCTCATGACTCATTTTTCCTCCCTATTCTGATTCGGTTAAAGAACGTAAAAAGATCGTTCCATGTAACAACATTTATACCATCTTCTATCATCATTTTTAAGATTTTTGTTTTGTTTACCGTTTTAGGATAGTTTTCAATAGAGTATGAGATTTTCTGAATTGTCTGATGAGATATATTCGGAGAATATAGTTGCATCATGCGATAATTCTTGCTCAGAACTTCAGAGTGATCCCTAATTTTGTCATAAAATGCCACTCCTTCGTTTTTCCAACAATACTCCAAAATCTCAGAAATTGAGGAAGATTTTTCTTCGGCAAGGAAGGCAAATCGTTTTGCAATTGTTTTTATGCCCACGCCAGGGATGCCAGCTAGGTTATCCGACTTGTCACCCGCCATTGCTCTTGCTATAGCAAAGTTGTTGGGGTGGATCTTGTGGTCTTCCAAAATAGCATTGGTGTTTACATACACCTTCTTCATCGGTTGATAAATTACAGTCTTGTCATTGCAGCACTGTAAGAAATCTCTATCAGATGATATGATTATCTTCTGGTGTTCTTCGAACTCCGGCATTTGCGTCAAGTATGCAATGATGTCATCTGCCTCCACTTGCTCAACAAGGAATTGGCACACGGGCATTTCGTTTAGATACTGTATCAACCTCGTTTGTTGCCATATTTTGTTCACCATTTCCTGCTTCTCATCCAGGAGTCGCACGTTGCGATTTAAACGCACTGGTTTTCTGCCCTCCTTGTACCCTCGGTCGAGTCTTTTCTTCTTTGTAGACCCGCCTGGTCCGTCCCAGACCACAAATACATGGGAGGGGTTCATCTCACGGCAATACTTCTGCATTGACATAAGAAATCCCTTGGTGCCACCGATGGGATCACCATTGTCTGTGAGACTAGGGTTCATCACATAGTTTCTGAGATATGTGTTTAGTGCGTCGATGATTATAATGCGTTTTTTCATGAACAATCCTTTAATATGAATGTCCACTCGCATCCAGACTCGTGATAAGTGCAATAATCATATCTACAAACTCCTCCGTCGGAAGAATCAATATCCCAAGAGCAACAAGTGCCAAAAGAATCACTCTCACAAGTATCCGGCGGCGTTTCAAATGGATAATTCTCACCATCACATACCTCCGGTTCCGGATCTGGTGCTACGACGTATTCCGGCATTGGTTCTAGGCACCCTGTGCCAATAAATGCTGCTAATAAAATTGCTTTCATATTCTACTCCTGTAACATGAGTCTATTATATCTGTCGTCTTTCTTTAACTCTTCAATATGTTTCTTTAATCCCTTGAGATTTCCATCGGACAAGGTGAGCCATGCTCTTTTATAATAAATTCTTTCCCAACACTCCTCCAAGAGTGCTGCTTGTTTTTCGATCTGTTTTTTGTTTTGGGAAATTAACTCTTTGAGTTCTTTGTTCTTCTTCTTTAGTTTCTCGTATCTTTCTTTATACGTTTGTTGGTTATTTTCCATAGTTCCTCCTTAGAGGTGCAGCCCCAAGATCGAGGCTGCCCTGATTTGTCAATTATTTAATGTCGATAATCGTTGGTTTCTTTTCCGCAATAGACGGAATGATAACCTTCAACAATCCATTCTCAAAAGAAGCAGTTGCTTTCTTGAGGTCAAGTCTGTTATCGTAATCGACGAAGGACTTCTGAAAGGATCGTTTTGCAATCCTTCGGTAGTTCTCTCCTTCTGCCCACTCACCATTTGAGTTACATGAGATAAAAATAGAGTTATCTTTCACCTCAATGTTGAGATCGTCTTTCGAAAAACCCGCAAGGGCCATTTCGATGATCTGCTCGTCATCCTGTGATTTGTAGATGTCGGTTAGTGGATACCCTTCGGTTGATCGACGAACAATGTTCTTTGGTTCTTCAAAAAACTGATCGAAGATCTGATCGAATACGGTTCGTCCCATGATCGAAGGGAAGTGTGGTGTTTTAATAATTGCGTTTGTCATAATAAAGTTCTCCTTATAAAGCAAGTTTATGACTTGGTTAATGTACCCCAAGATGGCGGCACATCCCTATTATACACATATGGTTTTCTATGTCAAGTGTTTATTCGAAAAACTTTAAAGTATTTGTTTCATCTGATAAAGTTTTTTGGCAATCTTCGACCTCAGTAGCATCGTCGTCGATGATAGTATCTTCGGGGTTGCCGAAGTCTCCGTTCATTTCTCTACGGAACAGTTCTTCGAAGAAGAATTTTGGGATCTTGTTGCTCATACAATAATTATAACATAAAAATATTATTCCTCTGTGTCATTGGTGTGAAATTGGCACACTCGGCAGGACTCGAACCTGCAACCCTCTGCTTAGAAGGCAGATGCTCTATCCGGTTGAGCTACGAATGCACATATGTACTCATCGATAGTAAAAACATTCCTCCAATAAAGAGGAACGACACTATCATAATGATGTAATCCAAAAGACACAATTTACTTGCCCTTATCATCTTTGCCGAACTTCTCTTTTACCTTATCGATTGTATAAAGTATACCAATCGTTGTCGAAAAAACAACGACAAAATTTATAATGGTGATTACTCCCAAATCTTGTAGAAATGCAAAACTCATTTTTCCTCTCCTTGCTGGACTTCTTCCAAAATCCATCGGTCGTTAAACGAACCTCTTTCCTCAATCTTTGATGATCTAGCCATCCTCAAGTCGGGTTGTGTGTGACCCATCTCTTTAAGAAGAAAGTTCATGACTTCTTGAACATCTGCCATCTCCTTGAGGGATGGCTCTTCCATGAACTCCCTCACCTCTTCAACGAGTTTCTTCTTTAGGTAAAAGAAGTACTCTTCATCCGTCGCTTGCCGATAAGAAAACTCCTTACCCTTTTTGTGAATGATTTCTGGAATTCTGTCTCTAACTAATTTGTCGTACCGCATCTATTCTTCCTTTTCAAAATGATCTTGCAATGCTTTTAATCCATCTTTTGCTTCAGCAAGTTTTGCTGTCAGACCCTTCATGTCTTCCATCAAATTTGTGTGATCGGCCACTGCCGTGGGCTTCTTTAGATATAAACTCAGTGTTGCTAAGTTCTTCTCTATCTCTGCCTGATAATGCATCTCCAAAGCATCAAGAAAATCTGATTTTATTTTTCTCTTTATCATCTTAGTCTCCTATCTATTCATTGGCAACAATGCAACGAGTGTATAAAAAACTGACTCCACTTTGTGGAGGTATGTTGTTCTTATTCTTTTAAAACAAATGTTGCCTGCGTTATAAGCACAGATGGCGGTTGGTGTATCTCCACCCGATCTCTTGCTCCAACGTTTCAAAGCTTTTGCCCCGACTCTTATGTTGAGTTCGGGGTTCTTTAGTTCATCGCATGTATATTTTGTTCCGTCTTTTTTTGGATTCCACTTTGGTATTACCTGCATCAATCCGCAAGCACCTTTGTTGCTAACTGCCTTTGGGTTCCACGAACTTTCAACCTGAATGATCGAAACGATCAGCAGGGGGTTTACTTCTTCTTTCGTAGAAATCTCTACGATTTTTGGCATGAGTTTACATGCCCTCTTCACTTGGTAATCTGGTAATCCAGTATTGATTATTGCTAAACATATTGCAAGTGCATATCCGGTGCTGGTCAATAACATGTCATCCTCAATTTACAGCGTACTGTGTGTCGCCTCTTGTCTGGAGATATTCCAGAATGTCAAACACACCATTGTATGTGACAATTACATCATACTCGTTTAGATCAAACTTGTCAAGCATTCTTTGCCTTATTTTTTCTATCTCGTACATGTCTCTTGCAGATGCCCGCTCAACTACTCGCATCTTTCTGGTGTGGATGACAACTACTGAGTTGACCATTCATAGTTTCCAATCAACAGCTCTTTCTTCATGGTCATTTCTCTCTGACCTTCTTCGTTAGTTTTGAAACTCATTCCATAACGAATATCCCAAACTTCTTGGTTGTAATTTTGGTATCTCTTGACAAGAGTGTCTGAGTTGTTGTATGTCATATTCCACTTTACTTCTGTAGTATCGAGATACTTTACAAGCTTCTCGTGGTCAAATCCAATGTGCATGTTTCCATCTTGACCGTACAAGGCATTCGTTGCTTCGTTTGGTTTTGACTTCTTCTTTTTCAAAATGTCATATGGTGGATCAAGAAAAACATAAACATCCTCATCGGGTGTTTCACTCTGATCTTCTTTCAAAAGATAAGAGTAATCTATGTTTGTTATTTTTGTTCCCTGAATAAGTTCAGAGACTGCCATCAACTTTGTGATACTCAAGTCGGTGAAGTTTTGTATCGATGCTTGTGGGGAGAAAGAGCTGTCTAACTTCTTCTTAGTGTTCTTTGTTTTTCCACTGCGACCGACCTCGGAGATACCTGAGTATGAACATTTGTTGATGATGTAGAAGTAGTGTGCAATCTCCAACTCTGTCTTTGCATCTGCAATGTTTGCGATTGCTTCCTTGAATAATTCTCTTGCCTTCATCGTGCCCTCCTTGATCAGATCTGATCTGTTGGGGTACTTCTTTTTTTTCTTATCCTTCATTGCGGCATTTGCAATCTCAGTTTCTCTTGATTTGTTTTTTGATTTCTGTATCATCTCCTGCAATGGTTTTGGTTCATCTCGTAGAACCTTCCAAAAACAATAGAGGTGATAATATTTGTCATTGATCCAAAACTTTGCATCTGGATGTTTCTGCTTCATGTCGATGAAGAATGAACCGCCTCCAAGAAATGGTTCACGAAACTCTTTGAAACCTTCTGGTGCTCTTGGTGCTAGAAATTTTAATGCTCTGCTTTTTCCGCCCGGATAACGGAGTGGGCTTTTGATTGATGCCATACTAACCTACCTTTTCTTCGTCGAGTTTGTCACCGTCGATGTCATAGAACTTTGATGCATCACCTTCTCGTTTTTCAAACTTGAGAATAACCTCTTCGTCGATGATGTCTTTTGCTGTTGCTCGGAACTCTTCGTTAGTCAAATAAAGTTCTTGAAAATCTGCTTTATAAAACTTCTTCGATTCTTTACCGTCTTTGTCGATCAGGCAATAGAACGCGCCGCGATTGCGAACTCGGTCACTATCTTTAATTGCCAAGAAGATACTTTCTTCATCGAGGATGCGAACTTCTTCTCCTCCCCATAGGATTCTGAAAATGCACTCTCTGCCATCGGTGCCAAAACGTGACTTCTTCAACTTTGCTTTCACTTCTGATCCTGCACGAAAACCTTTGTCATCATAGAAGTATGATGCCTTTGCTTTACGACCTGTCAAGTAGATGCGAAGTGATGAGGCATAGTGCATTGACTTGCCACCCGGTGTTACATACGGATCAATCATTGCTGCTGCAACATCTCTTGTGATGTTCGTCTTCAGTTGGTTTAACACCAAGAAGGTGCTGTTGGTTTGCGACAATGGAACTGTTAGTTTCATCATTGCCTTTGATAAAATTCTTGCTTTCAACCCAATGGTTTCTTGGGGATTAAATGTGCCCTCGACATCGGTTGAAGTTGGAGTGTTGGCAAGGGAATCCCAAATGAATAACTTGCGAGTGCCCCCACTATTCATAACTGTCTCAACTGCTTCTAAAACCTGCTCAACACTATATGCTGTAATGTATAGAAACTTCCCCTCAGTGCATCCCATGCGAACCAAGAAGTCCTCATCGATGGCTGCCTCGGAATCAAAGTAAATTACTTCCATGCCCATAGCATTTGCATTAGCAGCAATCTGTGCTGCCATATATGATTTGCCCGAACCTTCTAGTCCAGCAATCTCCGTAATCTTTCCAATGGGAATACCTGCTGTTTTGCCTCGACAAATGATGCTGTCCAACCAAGTGCTTCCTGTGGGAATCCACTCTTTTACATTGGATGGATTCTCCCCACTATTGAGGTGACGAGCTACGGTCATTCCCGCACTCTTGTTGAGTAAATCTTTGATATTATCGAGAGATATTTTTCCCGGTGTTTCATTCTTTTTCTTTGCCATTAATGACTCCTATAAAAAATGGGGCATCTGTATCCCATGCCCCCCTGCGGATTACAATCTACTTGCTTTGAACAAAAGAATAGAGTTTGGTTGCTTCAGCAATTACATCCTCTGTCGAGTAGGGTTGAACAGGGTTTCTTTGACCCTCTGGTTTAAGATGTTCATTCTCAAACTGTCGGTGCAATCTGTTCTCTACGATACCAATTGCCATTCCAAGCAAGTCGGTTCTCAGTTCATATGCGTTTTTATTGTTATCACTCATAATATACTCCTGTGTATGTGTGTGTTATTAAAATGAGGCATCTGTATCCCATGCCTCCCTGCGGAATTCATTTTATGCTGACAGCAAATCATCAAAGGCAGCATCAACACTACTCTTTGCCTGATCTCCCGTAACTCTCGTTTCGGAAGATGACTCTTCGGCAGAAGAATCAGAAGATAGGTGTTCGTCTAAAATAGTCTTCACCTCTCCTGTTGACTTTGCCTCGAACAATTTATCAAAATCAGGAACTTTTGAAAGAACTTGATCGCATTCTTCGGAAGTCAGATCAATACACATAGTGGAGGTTTTCCGTTTAGGTGTAAGTGATGTTTGGGGAAAGGATGCTCCAGCAGGTTTGCCATATTGCAAATCCAAATCGGTGCCAGCATCTGGATCAGTGATGTCTCCGTATTCCGGATTCAACACTAATGTCAACAGGGTTTCATAAACCTTCTTGCCATATCCCCAGACCTTTGGCCCTTCGGTTTCCTCTCCTCGGACAAGAACAGGGGAAAAGAATCGTTGACGTGCTGTCAAATCCTTTGCCATCTTAACACTTCCCTCGTCACCCTCTTTGTAAAGGGACTTTGCGAAGTTGCAGACAGCACATTCTTCTCCATAGTTTCTGTTGGGACAAAGGAATCCTGAATTCTGTCCGACATTATAGTGGAAGAAATAAGATTTGAAAGGATCTCCATCTTCCGTCGGTAGAATTCGAATTGTTTGTGTACCATCCTGCGGTTTCCAGAAAGAGTTGTTCCCACCCTTGCTCTGCAAATTCGTCAGTTTACTTTTCATTTTATTTAAATCAATAGCCATTGTTTATTTTCCTTATTGGTTAAGTACGTTACAGCAAATGTCCTATAACGCCAATTGTTGTTGTTTGTCTTTGGTGCTCTCAAGGTTTCCGATGTGAGTTACTTTACCGACAACAGTATTGTGATTGAACACTCTAAAGTTATCGCTCTGTAGATCCCACACCAACTCGTATCCCTCTTTGAGCGGGGTATTACCATTGCCTTTTAGTTTTGACTCTAAAAAGGTTTTGGGTAAATCGTTTGTTTTCACATAATTCATAGTTCGTTTTGTTCCGTCTTTCTTGACGAAGGTTCCTTTATAAACTTTCATTGTTTCTCTCCTGTATAATGGAAGTTTTGGCCACGACAATAACCTGCGGTTTTTCGTAAGTTGTTTCGTGAACACTGTATGTTGCAATTGTATCTTTTCCCTTCAAAGATTTTACTTGCTCTCGGATTCTCTTTACGAGTGAACCATCACTCCTAAGTTCCTCCCTGTTAATACCATAATAATAATGCTTCCGCATTATATTGTCAAGAGGAAAGAATAAACTTTCTGATCCCTTGTCAAAATCTATTATACCATAAGTGCCTATCTTTGTCAAGTCCGATTCTTCTCCCCTCGTCTCAATTACTGGTTTAGTATTTTGAAAGAAGTCAACCATCTGAATTGTCGATGAAATTGTTTGCCTTATTATGTCATAATAGTTGATCAAAGAGACTTCCCCTAGTGCTTTCTCGATCTGATCCACCTTCATTATGTAGATACTTTTTAACAAATTTGATCTCGCATATTCCTGAAGAACATGGTATGCAACATTCTCGTTCTTTCCTGTACTTCCTTGCAGATCTATTTCTTCCGGATGAATGTAGAACAGGTTCACGTCTCTGTGATTTGTTGATTCAAGAACCTTTAAGCTTGCGGCCGAAGAGGGATCTCTCCCCTCGACAAACATGTGAGTCTGCCCCGTCAGTCCCTTAAAGAAATAATTCATAGAGGGGCACTTCTCTTCAATCTTTTCGGGAGACTTATTCATAATTATCCCCCTTGTTGTCCTAGTTTTATCAAGATCGAAGTCGATCTTATAAGACTTGTATTGCGGAGAGGAGAATAGATCTGCAACTTCGCAAGAAAAAGAACCGAGTCCAATAATATTAACCAAAATTCATCTCCTTCAATTTCCCAAAACTCTTGCCGCCACTTACCTTTGTTGGAAATCTGCCAAAAGGGGTTGTACTAAAAATGTCTCTTACCTCACCTAACAGTTCTCTATCTTCGTCAGAAAAGTCTACGACAATTGAATCATGTAAGCAAAATTTTACACTACTTTTGCGATTCTTTAATAGCTTGTGGATCTCCAGCATGTTCCTGAAAACAATTTCTGCTGTCGTTGACTGGATGGTGTAGTTTACTGCGTGGAACTCGTCAGACTTTATCTCTCTTCCGAATAGGTTTTTTACTTGCTCTTTGTCCTGATTGAAATGCTTTTCTTTCACGACGTTGACGTTGTACAATTCTTCTAATTCTCCAATGCCTAAGCTCTTGCCTCCATACATGTAGGCAATCACAGATCTCTTTGCGTGTTGCCTGTCCGTTTTTAAGAAAGTCGAGTTCCATTTGTGTAAGTCTCCAAGTGGTTGTTCGTGTCCTGAAAGTCCCAGAAATACCCTCAACTCCGCGGCATTGTAATCGAGTTCGAGTATCCAATCGTTGTCTGGCAGGACAACATCTCTTACATCTTTATCTAGTGTCATGATTGGAAAAGATGACGGAGTTACTGTGAGTCTTCCTGTTGTCGTGCCGAACTGTCGATACTTTACAATCGGATCTACCTTCTTTAATTTCTCCACCAAAGTTCTTACCTTCAATTTGTGCCTATTTTGATTCAAAAAGCCATAATCTAACTTTATCTCCTGTGTAGATATGTCGTGAAGCATCTCATGAAGAGAACAATCAAAACGAAAATTATCTGTTCTCTCTGTAGTTTCATATATGTGTCTCATTATGCTTTCTCGGACAGAAAAGTAGTCCAACAGGAATTGTTGTGGCACCATGTCAAAAAAACAGTGATTGTCGAGGTCAACTTTGGAAGTAACAAAGGATTTGTGAAAAGATCTCAATTTAGAATCTACCACCTGCCAGTCCCTGCTCAATTGTGTGGGGCAGACGTTCCCGATGTTGTCTTCCCTTGCGAGGACAGAACAATAGTCGTAGGCACCCGCACAGAGACTCTCAGAGTGCTTCCAAGTCACCTTCATGTCGGGGGGACTGTCTTTGTAGAATAATTTACCGTCTTGGTAATAACCAAAGCAGTCACTCTTGTTGTCTAAAACGGAAAAATACAGATTAAATCCTAAAGTCTGGTTTCTGGTCGGAAGATGATCCCTCCGATGTTTTCCTATTAATATACACTATCGCACTGTCCAAGTCAACCTGTTTTTTTAATGCAACTGCTTTGGTAACGACAGAATCAAATTGTTGTTGGGTAAAATCCAAATTTCTTTCCCTAATCCGAGTGGAAACATACAGTTTTAGTGTCAGGAAAACTCCCAATTTCTCCATTATATCTCTCGGACTTCTAAAGTTTACCACTTCTCTCGTCCTGATGGATGTTGAGGAGGCACCAGTTGAGTAATCAAGGACAACATACTGTGGATTTTTTAAAATCAAGTTTCCATAGATCCTCTTCAACATCACGAGATACATCTCGAAACACACCATGCTCGGATCTATATAAACTTCTGAAAAAAGTTCCTGCAAGGATGAGAACCCATGTTCTGACATGCTCTGTTTCATGTATCCTGAGTTTGGATTCACAACCAGTCTCCAGGGAACATGCTTGTCTACTATGAATCCGTAATATGCTGCCTCTTCTACGAAAGTCGCATAGTTCGGATCATTAAAGAAGTTGTTATACTTCGATTCGTCATTCGATGCATCGGCAGCTGCCAGTTCGACCATCATTCCAGATGAGAGGGGATCACAAAACCTTGACACCGAAAAGTTTTTTAAAGTAAACACGGTGTAAGGACATTTCTCTGCAACAAACCTCTCAAAAAACCTAACGAAAGATACGAAATCAACAACTTTGGTATTATGCTTGCTCTTCTTAAAGTAGTCGTAAAACCCTTCAGAAATTTGAGACAAGTGATTAGAGTACTCCTCTTCCCAGAATCGTGTGGATTTTTTTGGTTCCAATCCAATGAAGGAACTTTTCTCAGAAATTCTCCCTTTATCAAAAAGGTGAGAAAACCTTTGTCTCAAAGCAATAAAGGGTTTCGCAAAAGGAGCAAGCATAAAGTGCTCTCCGGCATTATCAATAGGGAGGAGTAGTCCGGATTGTTGGAGATATTTTTTTCTTGCTAAAATTATCTGCTGTCCTGTGGTGTCTACTTTGCCGAAAAGTTGCATACTCCTGAGATCGATCTGTTCGACATTGTACCGGAACCCCAAAAATGATTGAGAGTCATACAAGACTCTCTGTGCGTAAGAGGAGTGCGATCCCATATTATTGTTCCCGTTTGTTTTCAATTATTTTTTCCTCTTCTTTTTATCCAAATTCTCTCTTGTTGGCATCTTCTTCATGTGACGGCCGTCGGCAGTGAATCCATTACCAGGACTCAAGAACCTTGCATTCACCTTTGTTTCGTAAACCCCATTTTGAATATAACTAGAAACCGAAACAACATTATAATACCCCGCAATCTTCAATGCATTGATGGGGGAATCTTTAGAAAAAATGTTGCCCAACCTTAATGCTGATGGGTTTATACATATAACCGATCCAGGTGTGAAAAATGTATTGCCGAACAAAGTCAGCTCAACATCATACCGTCCCTTGATCGGGAACCTTGGTTCGTTAAATTTGTCACCATCTCGCAACATAGCATCAGATTCTAGAAGTTTATTTTCTACCAAATTAAAGTTTATGGACTTCATCAATCCAGAACTTCCCCCAACAAAGAAGTGGGGGATGCCGGTTTTGGAATCCTTCACAAAGTCCATCAAGTGTTCTGGTGGTAGGGATCTGGTTGCGGAATGTAAAATAAGATAATTCGTGACATCACTATTCCCAACGGTTCCTCTCAACTTTGCTTCTCTAAGAGATTTGCCATTCGAACCTGCGTCTTGCGTCATCTGATCTTTTGTGGAAGATTGTTTGTTCTTGCCTCGTCTCAACTCATCAAAGAGTACCCTATGTTCGGTGGGTGATCCTGTCGCATTATTAAATTTGAAATAATCCACACCACTCGTTGGTTCTCTCGGAATGGAAAAGAGGGTCTTTTGGATCATGGTATCCTGCTTGGGCAAAAGAGCGTACTCATCACCGATGGCAGACAAGGACTTGATTGCCATTTTCATCACTCCGTTAATAAAGGCAGTTAATGGCATCTTCACTTTGTTCTTGCTAATGTATTCTTTGTCAAACCAACTCAAGAACGTGTTTAGTGAGATTGGTATGTCTGCCAAGTTTCTGTAATATCTCTTTGCGGTTCTAGAAAATTGTGCATAGTCTTTATTCGTTATCGAGGCCATGGCAGCAACAGTGTCGTCTCCGGCTGTGGTTCTTGTAACCTCAACGACACCATTCTTTAAATTAGTTTCATAAAATCCCTCTGATTGTCCTTCAGTAGAGTATGTTGTGAACTCAGAAGATCCAACGACAACTCTAATATTTTTCCACGACTCTTTATTTGTTTCTCTTAGTCTACCAACAGCTATTTCCAACAAGTCACCAAGGAAGAAGTATTTTATACTGTATTTTCCAGTTGATGAATCAAACTCTGGGTTTGAAATTTCTTTCAAGACTTCAGAAAGATTATCCATATCTTCCTCTCCCCGATCTTTGTGCGTGGCCTGGACCACCTTCTTGGATGCCTTGTTTATCTCTTCTTGAGACATGTTCTGTGTTGCAATTTTGGAACAAGCAGATGACTTCTCCTCTGCATTGGCAACTTCACTGTCTATCTCTTCTCCAAAGGCACTGAACGCTCTTTCTTGAAATGGTTCTCCGGAGAAGCCCAGAAGGAGGGCATGTTCTTTCATCTTTTGATGTGAAAACAATCCGTTTGATAATTGCCCGTCGATGAAACCCTTGAGCGCTGGTGAGGAGTCAAACTCATGATATGTATAGAATTTCTTCGAGGGGTCTTTATCCTCCAAGTAAACCTTCAGGTGAGGAGATCCGAACTTTGCACTACCCTCTTCTATAGTTGACGGTATCTCTACTGCCCCAGCAAAAGTGAACCCACTAATGGGAGTTGCGGAATTTATTATACTACAAGTTTGTTTAAAACTATCCATGTCATCAAATAGTGGATTCTGATAACGGTGGAGTATGTTTTTTTCGTCAACCTTGTAGATCCTAACCCTTTTTGACTTCAAGAGATCGTCGATGATGCCGGAGTACACCAAGGCTTTGTTGCTCTCCTCCTCAGAAAGCTTTTGTTTTTCGGCATCTATAATCTCATCAGTGGTTGGTGGGTCTTTCGAAGATCCCTCTTCCTCCAATTTGTCCTTCTCTTCTTTTTGTTTCTTCTCCAGCTCTTTGATTCTTTTTCTTATTTTTCTCTGACTCTCCAGGTTTTCCTTAGAGAACAAGATATTACTGTGATACGGACTGTTAAACATCGACTCAAGATAGGACTTATATGTGAGATTAACCACGACAGAACCCTCTTGAGCAAAGTCAAAATCGAAATGCACCAGAGACAAGTCCATAAGGGTCTTTTGCTCTTTCAGTAACTTCAGTGCCTCTTGTGCTTCTGGCCCGTATGAACTTGCAAGTTTGTCTGCAATGCTCCAACCTACTTGAAGTTTCAGGGTAAAGTGATCTGGATTTAGTCTCTTCTTTTCTTCGTCTGAGTCTGCGGAAAGTTGATATTTGGAGGAGAGTGTAAAGAGATCTGAGTATTTCAGATCTGGATCTGGTTGTCCAACCACAGTGGTGAACAAATCTGCAATTCTTTCTGCGTACAATTGAACCTTCAATATCAAACTTGACTTTTCCATGTGTGCGGTGGCACCTTGAAATGTCCAGTCCATGCTTTTTACGCCCATATTGGGGGTCATGCTGATTAGGGAACTAAAAGACTCATGCAAAGATGTCCTATATCTCTCTCCCTGATCCACTCCTGCGTGAGTCGGGAATACGATTTCTGACAATTTTATCTTGTCATCTCCAGCAGCAGTGGACTGTTGTGCAGTCTTTTTAAAAAACCTCATCTCCGGAACAAGTGAGGAAAAGTGTTGAGACTTCAATTTCGAGAGATTAAGCATGTTCACTCCCAACATCCTCGTCATCATTACCGAAGGCTGATCGTCTTCCAGACAGACGAATTCCCTATAAGGCACTCCACCATTGTCTGGGTTTGAGTACACCTCCCTGTTTATGTAAGAGAGATCATAGAGACTCATAAGCAAAAGAGCTTGTTCCGTGAGTCTCCTCCTGTTATCCAGTTCTTCTTTGCTGATTTCTTCTTCGACAGCCATGCTACATCCCGTACAGTGACAGCACCCTTTCCAGTGGCAAAGGTATGTAAACCACATCACCGTTGGAAAAGTGTGAGTCTGTTGGTTTCTGATTGAAGAGGGCAATTACCCACCACAACTTAGAATCATTATAGTGCTCATGAGCAAGTTTGTAAAGCTTTGTGCCCACGGACCACTCAACACTTATAACATCCAGTGTAGAGATCTCTTCTGTTGTTAACTCCTTCAGGTCAGGGGTGCCATAGTGTCTGATGGCTTTTGATATGCCTCTTTGCTTACGCAAGTGTTCATATATCTTTTTAGAATTGTGATAAATCTTCCTATTTCCCATTCTATCTGACATCATTTACCTCCAGCAATATTCTTAGTTGCCTTGTTGGCCGCCGCGGTTGAGACTTTTTTGTCGGTGGAGCTTTTGTTGCTCGTCTTTGGGGCATCTAGTGTGGTGGAATTGTTTGTGCTTCCCAGCCCATAAGGGTAGAATTTATTTGCTTGCTCTCCTGACTCGTCCCAACCTAAATCGTGAGTATGAATAACAGTGAACGTACATGACAGAGAAATTGTCTGAGGTATTACCGTGGGTTCTGATCCCATTCCGTTGTCATTTTCTATAAAGAATCCAGAGTCAAAATCCGGGGAGTATGAAAATCCACTAATGGTTCCGAATAATCCGTTTTGTTCAACTGATCCGACGGCAGTGCCGGTGGATGTGTTTGCTATTAAGTTAGCAAACTTCATCTTAAAAATTGGTGGTGCAGAAAGAACCTTTCCGTTGTCGTCTGCGGTTCCCTGACCTGCTTTTGCATAAACTGGATAAAGCATATTCATCAATGTTGAACACTTGGCCATGTGGGTCTTTCCCTCTACGAGAGTTGACGACGGAACATCCCAAGATAAATTTATCTGTCTAGTTGTACCTCGGTAAGATTGGATCGAGTCCATTCTACCGAAGACTTGTTCGTTACTAAACTCTGTTTGATATTGATCATCAAACTGAGTTATGAATGCTTTAAATTTCACAATTGTTTTGCTGGGGACGTGCATAATCTCCAAAACTAACTTTCGTTGGTTTGCTAACCAGTCGGAGGGGTCTGATATATAGTCTGATTTGAAATCCATTTTACTTCTCCTATGCTATTGAAGACCCGGCCTTGTTGCCCGTTATTACATCCTCTACGACGACTTCGAAAACTTCTGCCAACTTTCTACTATTAACATTTATTGCGACATTGGTGTCTGATGCCGAAGATGTTCCTGATCCGGAAGACTGTGCTTGGGGTTGGGGTCGAACCGTTGATGATGCTGGCATATTCGGTGCCTGTTTTGGTCCCCCGCCCTTGATCGGGTTTCTGCCCACGTCGTATCTCTCGGACGGTATCTTCACTGAGTTCAGTGCCTCTACTTTTGAAGCTTCTTCGGGGGTCAGAGGAACGGGGACGCCATTCTTCTCGACCACAATTCCTCCGATCATCGTTGCAGTCATTGCTGATGATTTTTTCGGTGCGGAGGCATTGGCCATGCCGCCGACAACCTGCGAAGCAGTAACTGGTTTTGGTTTTTTCTTTTCCTCTTCATCGTCACCGAACCAAGAACTAAAAAATGATTCTGTGGCCGGTTTTGTTTTTGTTTGGGGTGCATCGTTGTCATCGTCTGGTCCTAGTCCTGGAATCCAAGAGACAAGTGCCAGTAGTTTTTCCTTTATCCAGTCGATGCCGGACATGAGTCCGTCCTTTATGGCATTTGGAATTGTTTCTGCAAAAAACCCAACAATCAAATCTTTCAAGGCAATAAATGGAGACAAAACCCTCTCAGTTATCCTCTTGCTTCCGGATGCCAACGCGTTGCCGAAAGAATCAACTCCAGTTTTGATGTATCCCAATAAATCCTTTACCAAATCAAAGGCAAGTTTAAACGGCATCTCTATAATGTCCCGAACCCCTATCCAGGTATCTCGAATAAATCCAGTAAGTCCTAAAATTGGAGCACCTATAGCCTGCACCACATCATAGGCAAGTTCTCCCACGATAGAGAAAACATCCGATATTAACTCCCCAACCATTGCCATTTTTTCAAAAGGCCACAGCAAGACATCCAGCACAGCTTCCGCGATGTCGAAAACCACTCCAGTGATTATTCTACCAAGTGCAATAACTGGTTTTGCAATGGACCATAAAACTTTAAGAGTAGAACCAAGAATACTAACAAACGGGGTTGCTGCCTTGACCACCATCTTGAGTGCTCTTCTTATAAATCCAAATGTTGGTTCCATGAACTCAAAGACATTCTTCATCATGTCCATCATTCCTCCAGAACCTCCACCAAATAAATCTGACATCATTTCTCCAAGTTGATCTAACCCCAGTGCCATTGCCAAGTTATCAGCAAATGCCATCACTGCCTTGCCGATGCCGGAGAAGAAATCCAAAGTTTGATTTGCTGTTTCTGCCAATCTCGTCATAGGATCAACCGCTTCTCCTAGTCCCTCAAGTTGAGATTCATCTATCTCCCCTGTTAGGAACTTAGTCATAGTTGCCTCGTCCATACCAGCTGCCTCGGCCATGGCCATTCTTTGATGTCTGGACATGTCTTCTATGGATTTTCCAGTGGCATCGAATTGCTCCTTTATCTTAGCAGCAACTCCAGCTGGTCCTTCTTCGTTTTGGACGGACATCATCTCCATTGTATCCAGGAACTGTCCTCCCATCAAATAATTCAAATCGGCAACAGAACTGGCAGCAGAATCAAAAGTATCAAACTTCTTGCCCAACTCAACCAAGTCTCCGATCTCCATACCGAGTTGTCGTGCTGTTCCTGCTGTCTTTAAAAATACCTTATCCGCATTTGCACCGAAGGAAGAGAAATCTTTTTGGGAAGATGCCATCATGGAAGATAATTCTCCAAAAGACATACCCAATTGATTAGAGGCAGTCTGTAATGTACCCATTGTCTCCTGAGCTTCTGGTCCTGTTTTTCCCATTACCGTCATTTGGTGACTTAGGATAGATGTATAGTCATCTGTCGAAACTCCCAATCTCTCCACTGCTAAACCAACTTCGGCAAATTGAGAAACCTGCCCTCTGGACATTCCCTGAAGTCCTGCTAGTGAGTTTTGAAGTTTTCCTGCTTGTTCGACGAGTTCTCCAGTGGAGGCAACGACCCCGCGGGTGCCAGCAGACATCTCTATTGTCGCAGCAAAATAGTCCCGGCCTTGGCCTGTTGTAGCAGCAAGTGATGCTGCCATTTTATCAAACTTTAGTGTTGCGAATACGACAAACTCTCCCAATTTCTGAACAGCAGAAATGGCAAGAGTTTGCCAGTTTAGGAAACGTCCTACTCCTGCGGATAAACCGCTCATAACTGCTTCAGCAGCATCGCCACCCTTGATCAGTCCACCGACTACAGAGGTGATGCCCCCCTCTTTGGGTTCCTGTATTCCCATCATGCCAGCAAAGCTGCCGACTAATTCTTCAGCGCCGTCTTTTGCATCTCGGATGGACAAAGTTTCTTTCCTTTGTTTCTCCATCTCCTTTGTTATCTGTTTGTGCTTATCTAGTGCCTTCTCTAACCAATCATTCTCGTCCTCGGTTAATTGAATACCATCTCTCCTGCTTTTAGTCTGTAGGTCTAGGATTTTTTTCTTCTCTTTTTGGAAATCAATATCTTCCTGTAGGGCGACCAATCCTTCTTGGTGTTTCTTGAGGGCATCACCAGTGAGTCCCGTAACAGCTTGTTGGGCTCGCAGTTGTTTGTCAAGTTGTTCGACTAGATCATCCTGTTTCTTTTTCATCTCCTCCATGTCCTCTTTTCGGAGCAGAGCAATTTCAAGAATATCTTCCGACATCTCTTTTTCGATCATCAGTTGTTTTATTTTTTCCTTCTGTAATTCCATTGGGGATACATCGGTGGCAGACCCAACCCTGTCTCTCCCCAGTGAGGAATTAAACCCACTACTCTCAGAAGATCTCTGGTTTCTGTCTTTCTTGATTTCATCAACCAGATCTTTTAATGCTTTATTTAAATTTCTAATTTCGTCTGGAGACATTACTTATCCCCCTATTTGAAAGGCCACTTAATCTTTGTGCTTCTTTCAAAATTCTTGACGGCAGTATTTAGACCTGCTCTGTTGCGATGAGTGATGGGGTTATCAAGTCCGTATCTCTGGTATGCGGAAAGGTATCTCTTTTCTTTACCCAATACCTTGGCAAAGTCACCAATCTGCCTTTTGGTTCCCTTTACGTTCACCGGGATCGATACACTATCTCCGAAGACGTACCTCATTGCAACCTTAACGACATTGCCAAACATTTTCAGAAAGCTCTCGTTAAGCTCTCCGTTTGCCGCGGCATTGAGATCAATTGTCATTTGTTCTTCTTGTTCCATAACCGATTCCTCTAACTAATAAATAGTAGAAATTAAAGAAAGCATCACCTGTTCTTTTTCTGTGCTTTCTCCATCTCTGACTTCTCATCTTCGAATTGTTTAATAAGTCTTTTCAGAAACCATCTTCTAATTTGAATAGGTAAGTTGTAAACCTCTATGAAACTCCAACCACCATGATGCTTTAAGTTAAAGATCTCTTCGTAGACGGATTCAACATAATCATTGGTCAGGCCAAAAAAACCGAGGAGTGATGGGCACCTCCACGGGCCCACTGTGATCGCAACTTATACAGGTAAACTCCTGCTCCAGTTTCATGGTTGGGTTAATGATCTTATAAACCCCCCTGATATATCTGGAATCCATTGCTGACATTGTATCTACAAACTGGGAAATTACTTCCCTGTCTCTGTTTCCTGCTACGGAAAGCACCATCAACTTTAATATGTTTGTTAAAACCGATGATGGCATGTTGTGTTTCTTTAATTTCTCTTCTGTCTTTGTCATCTCTACCTCATCCTTGGAGGAGAGGAACCTCAATTCGACCTTGTAACCAGATCTTGGCATAGTCAGGAGGGGATACCCTTCGGAACTAACCTCAATGTCATCGAGCTTATCTACTCCACCTTTTGTCGCACCGGAAAACTTACTTGCTTCCTCTAAATCCACTTCCACTTCATTTGGCTTATTGCAGGATGGGCAGTTTATTTTAATTGGGTACTCTGGTCCGTATCCGGAAATGCGAGATGACACAATGAGGGCATTCTTGTCTCCGATCAGTAAGTCGGGAACTTTTATGCTCTTGTCCAAAATGATGTTCTGTAGCATCCTATCAACAGCTGTGCCGTTTTTTAATAATGCGGGAGAATTCAATATATCCTCTTCTTTTGCTGTCATATATTTTATTTCAATTGTTTCTTGCTTGTACAGGGGGTGCCCTTCGGGGTAATACATTCCACCAGAAGGTAATTCTACAAATTCCGTTGGAACTGCAAAATTTAACTGATCCCCAGATACAGAAACAGGGGCAGAAGTATCAGCTTCTCCCCCGATTTTGTCGAGATTATTTCTTTTTGTCATAAAAACCTAGCTTTCTATTCGGTTGGTGATAATTGACCTTCGGCATCAGAAGAGAAGAAAGTATCAGTATCCTTGCCTTTTTGCCCAACAGCACCCATGCCACCACTTGTTCTAAGTGTGGCCCAATCATATCTTATCGTAAGTGTGATATTTGTTAAGTCATCCGACTCGTAACTCAATTCACCCCAATCGACATTGGTAATAAACGCACCGTTAAGAACCCACTCTTCGACCACGTTATTGTCATTGGAATCAAATTGTTTAATTCTTACTTTGCCCAAGGCATTGGTTGCTGCTTGCTTGGTAATTGAATCCGTTACCGAATCATTTCCTGGAACAACATATCCACTTTCTTTGAGCATGTTTGCCATTAAACCAGCAGCATTGGGAGAAACCGGATCAACGAGCGTGCAATTTACCGTATCCCACTCAACTCGACCAGGATAATAGAAGGTGTGATTGAGATACTTGTGACTTACCTCTCCAACAGTTGCCGATGGTTTCTTTACTTGCGTCACTAACCACGACATCTCCCCACCACCTGCACCCTCGATTGAGAGGAGGAATCTATAACTTCTTTTTGGTTGCGAAGCCTTACTTGTCCAAAATCTTTTTTCTGCCATTTTCTATTTCTCCCTTATAAGATAAGTATTTCCTTATCTGATTTTTAATCGTCAAAAGATGCTCCACTGCGAAGAATTGTGAAATCAATCGCAATATACTCAGCAGTTCTAGTTGGTTTAAGCATTACCTTCGCATACATGATATTTCTATCAACTAAGTCTGCGGTTGTTGTGGTTTCATCAAGGACAACTCTGAAATCTGTGAGTCCGAATTGATTCTTGATGTTATCCAAAAATGGTTCTGCTTGATTGGTGAAATTTTCCCAAGTTGTTTTAACATTGGGACTGAAAAGCATTGTCGATGCAATTCTTGAGATTCCCTTCTTGACGTGAATCATTAGTCTACGGACATTGATTCTATCAAGTGCCGAAGGTGTAGTCTGTAGAGTCTTTTGACCGAAGATTACAATTCCTTCTGCTGGAAATTTCGCAATTGGATTAACACTTCTTTCATAAAGTTTGTCCCTGTCTTTTCTCGAAAGTTGCTCACGGACACCGACGACTGGTATACCTGCGGCACCGTCAGTGAGTCCACCACGAGTGAATCCTGCTGGTGCGAACCAAGGTGCTGCCTTCTTGTCAGTGCTTGAGAAAGTTCCCATAGCAGCAACAGAAGGTGGCATCCAGATTAAGGAACCTGCTCCAGCTGTGTCCCTAACTTGGACCCAAGGATGGAAAGCACAAGCATAACTTGTATTCAATCCTCTGTTCTTTAGGTTGCTAAGAATTTTATCTGTGGAACCTTGTCTCGTTGCGGCAGTAGAAGTTGACTCATGAAGTGGTTCATATCCACCCGGAAGATCAATGACTGCCAGTGCATCTGCACGAGATTCACATGTCGTAATCAAATGATCAGTGATGCTAGTATTTGTGATTCCAGGAACACATGCTGCATTCATCTCCACAACCTCTGCATCAGAAACCGAATCAATTGCTCTCTTCAGTGAATGAAACGCATAATTTGTCTCTTCGGTCGCAGTTGTGAGTCCGGAGTTTCTAAAAGGATCTCTTTCCTTAATGTCCAACCCATCTGCTCCACCAAATAGGGGCATCGTGAAACTATCAAACCCGGCATCTAACACAGAAGTGTAGGAACCAAAGTTTGTTGAATTGTCCGGTGCTAGAGTTGCACCACAAGAAGTGATTGAGTGACCGGACTTTCTACTTCCCTCTCTGTATGCGGCATGTTTTTGCACACCCGCGGAACCAGACGCATAGTGTAAGTCATCAAGGGAGAATGTAAATTGTAGTCCTACATTATCCTTTGTTCCATCAAAGGAGTCATATGATTTTGGTTTTGCTCTTAGCAAATCAAAATTACTCTTCTCCAACATGTTCGTAGTTCTCTCTGTGCTCTCAAAACCGAAACAGGCTAAGGCAGGGTCAGTGATTCCACCGTCGGAACTTGAAGTTCTTAACGCAAGCTTCGGGAATTCTGCTCTGAGCAAAAGTAATGGACCTGTCTCAGCTGAACCGGAGGTGGTGAGATCTTTGCCGGATTCTCTATTTAGCGTTGGTTCTAAACTATCTGCACCGATAACAGTGTTGCCCGTAATTGTGCCACCGGATACGGTTATCGCATCAAGTCTGGTTGGTCCTTCGAAACCAAAGGGCAACGAGAGTGGGTTCATCCCACCGTTAGCAACCATCTCTTTTACTTCTACACGAACAAACTTAGATTGATTATTATAATCTCCGTATACAGTGTACTTGTTCTTGTCGTTGTCCCACGTTCTATACTTGTCACCAACCTTGGTGGCAATATAGTTCGAGGAATTTGGATTCAAACTACAACCTGTGAAGGATTCTAGTACCCTCGTTTTCCCGTCATGGTCTGACAATTCTCTGACCTGCACAGTGAACGTGCCGTAGGGATCGTTATTGGGATCGAGTGATGCCTTAATGTCTGAAATTGTGATCTTGACACTTCTCTGTGCCTCTTCTCCTTCATCAAGTGCAACAAGTCTGAATAACTTGTCCATATTTGAAGCAGCATAATTCGCATTATCGCTTGTCAAATCTTGGGCAATGACCCAACCTGATTGTGCGGAAGTCACTGCCCTCTCATGGTTGTATCCATTGGCAATTGGTAATACAAATCCATATGCTTTTCCAGCAGCAGCATTGGGTGATGTAGACCCGCCACCGATGGTGTCATAAAGACTTCTTTCGAAAGTTTCTCCCAAAAAGTAATCTGATTGAGCAGTGTTCTTTGGACCCAACATGGTTGGATCGGTGTTGAACACCTTTCTAATATAGAGATCGGAATTAGGATTAAAGTTGAACGAAGATGTAAGAGTAGCAGATGTACCCTTGCCGATGACTGCCTTAAACTGAAAGTCTCCTCCGTTATTCTTAACAACAGTACCAACACCGTCTTGGCCGGCTGTGCCTTCTGGGGCATTGCCCAGTAACTTCACATATCCAGCATCGAGATACCAGACTGCTGCCAAAGATGCAGTAAGACTGTTGGAACCAGATGGCATAACGAACAATCCATAGGCACCACCATTCGCAGTTGCGTCAATTCCTTCGGATTTTACGGACCACCCTGCGGCACCGGCTGCGGTCGCTTGTGGGTGTTGGGCACCTAAAAGTCTAACAACCGTTAGGGCACTTGAATTTCTCAACCATGCTTGAGCAGCATAGGTAGCATACATAGGAGAGGTCTTATTTCCATCTCTCCACACATCTCCTGCTTCACCTCCGGCCACGGGACTCCCGAATACTGCCTCAAACTCTGCCATCGAAGTTACTCTAACCGGTTTAAGACCTGGCCCTCGTCGAGTTCTTCCGATAACTACAGGACCAATATCCTGTGGTGTTTTTGGGAGTTGGGAGCTATCTATTTCATCGAGGAAAACTCCGGGGGATACAAATCTAAATTTTCTTGAATCTGCCATTTTCAACTATCTCCTTGTGTGTGCCTATTCGACAATTGCTTTACTGTCACTTACTAAATAGTGTTTTTCTTTTCCAAAGGCAAGGTTTATCACACTTTCTTTGTTGTCTTTTCCGATAACATTTCCTTCTCTCCGGTAAATTTCACCCTTGCAACACCTTCTCTTTTCAGGATCTTTGGTTCATCATCATTGGTGTCTTGACCATATAAGTAACCTAACACATTGATAGTTATAGAAGTTTGATAGATCCTCTCCTCCTGTTCGATGGCCGATGAATTGTTGGCAAAAGAGTAGTCTGATTGGATGAATGCTTCGTATGTGTGTCCGTCTTTTTCGATGGAGAAGCTGTTTATATTCCCCGTCTTAGTAACAAAGGGGTGGAGGAGTTCATTCATTTGCTGTTGGTATTCTGTCCTCAGAGTTATGAGATATGACATGTCAACATAGGTCGGTGTCTTTATGTAGTAGGACTCCTCCACAATATTTTGATTTTTAAAACGAAAATTGTCCTGCTTGAAAGTTCTTTTCGAGTTTGTTGAGGCAAAATTTGCAGTCTTATCCTGCTTTATTGATCTGTGGGTATAGAGATTAAAATTATTGTACTTATTGATCGGTGGCATGTATGTCTGCATAGATCCCCTCCTTGACGAATCCTTATTCATCGAGGTTCTTTCTACCGAAATAACTGGAAATATGAGGGAACCTTCCTTGTCTCTTAGTTCCTTTCTATTTTTTATTTGAAACGATCTTTCACCGCTTACCCAAATTACTGGGACTTTCTTGAATCCTTTGTTGGTGGTTGCGTGGAGATCCATACCCTTGTCTACCCACTCATATAGTGCGTAGTCAACTGTCTCTATTCTCGATGGTTCTAGTGCAAGAACACTCTCATTGTTTTTTGCCATAACCTAATTAGTTCAACCCGTTGTAAAGGGGCTCTTGAACCACACTCCATTTTCATTAAAGTAATATTTGTTCTCTTTATCAAATGGTCCGATAGCAGAAGATCCCGTACTAGAGACGTAAATAACCCTCCCAGAATATGAGGAAGAGTTGTTATAAAATCCTGTTAAAATGGCCCGGTCTTCGGAAGAGGAAGCATTGAGGTGTAGCACATCATGCATATCTGGCATTTCAACGCTTGCTGTGGATGCAACATCGTGACCGTCGTTGAAGAATGGACTTGGGTGCCAAACTCCGTTTTCATTAAAGTAGAATTTTCTTGGAATCTTGAAAGAATCAACGGGACTCGAACCTGTTGCAGCAAGATATATGATCTTGCTCGCATAGCTACTCGCACTCAGATGATACTTGTTGAGAAGTGCCCTATAAGTCCCTCCTGGTCCGTCGTCAGCAATAGTCAGAACACCATTTCCAACTGAAACAATCGTGTCTCCTCCTCCACCACCGCCGGTGCCCAGAAGTGCCCATGATCCATTTTGATAAAACTGAAACGCATTGTCTGTCGTGTTGTAGATCATTGTCCC